TCTGCCAATCATAGTGCCTTATGATTTTTCCGGTGCAGCTCTGTAGCCATCCGCCATACAGATCGCAGCTGCTGAGACGACCACGAATGTGATGCAATAAAAGCTGATCGCCAACATATACGCCAATATGATTTAACCCACGACCCTCTATTTGCATTAAAATAGCGTCTCCCTTTTTGATCTCATCATCTTCTTTAACAATAGAAAAGCCGGTCTCTTTCCAGCAAGCGTCAAACATTGGCGCAGCCTCAAACTCATCGGGTGACAAGGGGCGCTCCCAGTCCCGCAGGATGACCTCACGCTCGGCGTACCAATCGCGCACGAGCGCCCAACAGTCCGTGATTCCCCAGACCCATTCCCTGCCCACCAGGGGAGCCTTAAAGCCGCATGGCTCAAAGCTGTGCCACGTACCCAGGCGAGGGCTGCAAATGCTCCAGGGGAGGCCAGTGGCCTCACAGGCGACACGATCCGCTTCGCTCGGAAGGGCGCTTGTTGATGGATGACTATGAAAAATCTCTACGATTTCTCCAATGTCTTCAATTCTTGCATAATCAAATGGATCAAGCACAAACATCTGATCTGGATCTGAAGATAAATTTTTACAGGGGAAATATCGTTCTCGACCTTTGACTATCGCCACTAAGCCGCAGGCTTCTTTCGGTAATTCGGCAATTGCGTGTTCTAGAGCAATTACTTTGTTTTGATCATTCATCAGTAGTTGTACTGCCCAACCCCAGGGAATGAGCCAAACGGCAGGGGTGAGTTTACACCAAATCTAGCTTCGCAACTTTTTAGCTTTTTGCCACAGACATCTTGACTTGCCGCGTAAACCTGCTGATCATTTTCATCAAAATACACCTCACCGACATAGCCACACTCAACGCCTCGATACTGCCACTGACAGATATTGTTAATCGTCTGGCGCTTTGGCAGGCGAATCCCGGCAAGATCAAACGCGGAAACAAGTTCAAATTCAACTAGCTCTCGTGTCTCGGCGGACTTTCTATCTATATAGTATTTTTCATCTGGCAAGGATGCGGTTGGGTCTGGCGTGCCAAACGGATTGGTGTCGCCGTCAAAGTTAGTTGCATCGAGAAAACGCGCAAGTGTGCGAACTCTTGTAACCTCCGCGCCCGTCAAATCAGATCCATACGTGAATTGATTTACCTCTAGCAGAACAGCGGTAATAGATCCATCTACGTTTGCAATTCTGATTTTCGGACGAGGAAGCGAGCCTTGACCGCTGTATTCAAAACCATCCGCTTCCACCGGCCAAGCGTAATAAGTATTGCTAGCCCATACAAGATGACCGCTAACGGCTTTTGCGTTAACGCCCGAGTGAAACCTGTAAACCTCACAAGCGCCATGCAGGCGTGTCGATGTTTTAACTTCAAACAGCTCGATAATTGAGCATGGGCTCAATTTTGCTAGCTCTGCGCGTACCTCTGGTGTAACGGTCATCTGATTACCTCGTTATCAGGACAGTAGCCCACCAGGACGCTTTTGACGCAGTAATTCATCTTGAACTGCAGCGGCAACCGCCCTTCCGAGTTGATTCGCTCCCGTGTTGTCACCTTGTACTTTGCTGCCGCTGGCATCAACGTTAACGGTGACGTTGGTATTCCCACTGGAGCCATTGGCGGAGACGCCAAGCTTGCCATCAGAGCCGCGAGAGAGCGGCAGGATTGCCTCTGGGCCAGCCTCACCCATTACGCCCGTGTTCATGGCGCCGCCATCAGCAAACTTGAACAGGGTGGGAGAGCTGACAATGCCGCCCATGGCAAAAGGTTTAATGCTGTTTGAGAACGCAGCACCATCAGCCGCACCAAAAAGACTGGGGAATGTATATCCGCTTGGGCCTGGAGCAAACAATGAATTGCCCATTGAATTACCAAATAGCGGTCCAATTATATTATTGTACAAAGAAAGCATTACTAGGTCAGAAATCATTTTTGCAGCCATATCAGAGAAGCTATTGGCAAGATTTTGGAAGAATCCAGCAAGAACTTCCTGAGCGCTAGATGTTCCAGAGGCAATCTCCTTAAAGGCATTGCCGAAGGCATCACTGATGCTCTCAGCACCCGTAACTGCAACATTTTCCCAAGTTGCAAGATCTTCTAATTCTTGCCTTGCTTGAGCATAGGAAGAGATAATTTTTTCCCCAACTATCGGTTGCGCTGATTGCTCAATAGCTGTTCTTGCAGTAGATACTTTTTGTGGAATAGCATCAAGAATTGTTTGTAGATCTTTAATAAGTGGAGTAAGCGCAGCCTGCAATGCAGGATCCTTGTAGGCTTTCAATATATCAATTATATTTTTTAACCGCTTTTCCTCTAAAGACGCGGCAACTTGAAGCTGGGCAACTTGATCAGCAATTGCCGGATTAACACCAGTAAGTAATAAATTAAGAGATTCCTGTTTAGTGGCCAATTCTGTTTTTGCGGATATGGCTAGCTGATTTACCTGATCAAGTCCTTGCTTATTTAAGCCTATAATTGTTTCGGCAAGCGTTATGTCTTCTTGCTTTAATCCATTGGTTTGCTTTAATTGAGTTATATATTCTTCCGTTGTTTTTAGCTGCTTAAGAACACTCGCTTCTGCCTTCGCGACATCTGCGGACGGAGCAGTAAGCCCTGGAATATTTTGCATTGATGGAACCTTGGAAACATTTAATTTATTATCATCAATTCCCTGAAGCAATGTATTTATCTGACCCATAATTGGATCAAGAGCCCTTAGTGTTTGATTTGCGTAATCAAGTTGATTTTGATAAAACTGTCTATCGTTTGGAGTTAAATTACCAAGTGGATTAGATAGTGCCTGCTGGGCAGTGCTTCTATCTATTTCGGCTTTTCTGAGTTCACGCGATACAGGAAGGCCAACCGAGTACAGCTGCCTTAAATATGCTCGCCGCGAAATATCTTCATTTTGCTTATTAATTTGCTCGTTTATTCTTGCAATTTTCTTTTGGCTATCCTCGTTTGTTCTTGCAATTTTAATAGCCATATCATACTTGTACCTTTGTATTTGAACTTCTCCGCGCTGAATCTCAAGCTGGAGCTGCTTTTGCCTATCTGCAGTTTCGTTTTCAACGGCTTGCCTTCCATTGCGCCACTGATCAATTGCTGTCTGAACATTGTTCAGCAGTTCACCAGTAACTGGATCACCGGAGACGGCTGCCTGAACAGAACCACTGAGCGAACGTTGCTTTGACGCAAGTTCAGAAGAACGCAGTTGCTCATCAGCAATTTCTTTAGCGGCTTTAGCTTCTTGCTCTAAACCCTTGAGACGAGCATCTTGAATCTTGCGCACAGCCTCAAGATTTAAATCTGCTTGCTCTCTTGCCCTATCAGTAACAAAATCTTGATATTGCTGCTCATACTCTTTTTTCTGTTGCGCAACCTGCCTATTGTTATCTTGAATTTCAAGAAATATTTCTTGCGCTTTTGTGAATGCAATTGCGGACTCTTCAAGAGTAAATTTCCGCTGCTGCTGAGAGACGAGCTGATTAACTTTTTGGCGTTGCTCTTCAGTTCTAGTTGGATTTTCTCTCCTGATTTTTTCAATTTCTTTTTCATTTTCAGCTACACGCTTTGCTGCCTCAGCTCGTTTTCCGAGTATTTCAGTATCAGCCTTGCCGAGGCCAAGCGACTGCCTTGCATAGGCGACTTGCTCTGCTTGAATATTATTTAACTTACTGGCTTCGTTAATCTGTTTATTTATCTCAGCAATTTGATCCTGATACTCCTTCGTTAATTTATATGCTTTTTCATTTGAACTATCTATTGATCCAGCGACACCAGGAATAAGCCTAATTAGGTATGTAACCCCAGAAGCGATTGCATTAAATCCCTGAAACAATGCCTTGACGGGAGTTAGTAATGCATTAAGCGCAAACAGGAATGGCGACCCAATAACGCCAAGTGTTGTCTGAATTGCTTTATATGTATCATTCCATGTTGCAGAAAGAACACTTCCCGCGGCCGCTACACCCTGCGTAGCCGACGCATTAATATCGCCTGTTGCGCCTTGAACAGCACTGCGCTCAAGTTGAGTTGCTGCGCCAAAATTGCCAGACTCTTTCAGTAAATTGACCTGATTTTCAAGCTCTGCAGTAAACTGAATTCCCTGCTTTCTAATTTCGCTGTAGCTGCCAGCAGCTGTTAAAAACGCAGTGTTCAGCTCACCTGCTGCGATTACGGCTTTATCGAGTTCGGCGCCAATTGCGGTACCAGCAAGAGATAGACCAAAGCCAAGGCCGCCGCCAAGAAAACCGCCAGCAGCGCCGCCAAGGCCACCGCCAATGGACGCTCCAAGCCCTTGACCAAACAGCAGCGGGAAGGCGCCACCGACCAGGCCTTCACTGATAGCCTTACTGCCTTTTGCGCCAAACTTCTCCTCAAGGAATGAAGCGCCTTTTTCTTGGCGAGGAACTTGATTGGATATTGTTTTGGCCTTAATTCGCAATTCCTGAATTTGCTGAGCAACAATCTGCAAATCAGCCTGCGATGCCTTGTTCTGTAATTTCTTAAGCTGTAGGATCTTTGCTTCAAGATCGAGCTTTTCTTGCGCAACTTGTCCACCCCTTCCTTCTATGGAAATCAGATTGCCCTGCAGTGAAAGTGCATTTTCAAGAAGGCGATTCCTTCTTGACTCAATCATGTCGGCTTCTGTCTTACCTCCAGTTTTTGGAGTCGAGCCACCTAAAACACCAGCAGCCCGAGCTTCGCTTGTCCTAAATGTTTTAACGGCCCTAAGAGTTTTCAGTTCGTTTCCAATTATATCGACATTTTTTTGATTTATATCAAATCTTTTTTGCGTAACTACTGCTACTAGATTCTCTAGTCTTGCTTTTTCTTCTAGAAATGTAATTCCTTTATTTTCTAGCGTATTAAAATCAGAAAGTAAAGTTTTTAATGCTAGTGCCTGCCTATTGAATACGTTATTTAAGTCAACTCTTTTTTGGGCGGCTGTAGCTGCATTTTGCTGGAATTGCTGCTCAGCTTTACTGGTGGCCGGCCCGTACTCCTTCCCTGTGTTAATTTGACTTTGATATTTAGCGCGAGCAGCAACCTCTTGTCCGCCACCAAGAAGAGTTGCAAGCGGTTTTTCTGGGAGTGGAATATTTTTTAGTTGCTTATCAAATTCCTTGCCTAACTGTTTGGATAAATCAAGAATTTCACCTGCTGTTTTTTCAACTCGATTAAGCCCCTGTTGCCAGATCTCAAGTGGCGATGCCCCCTGAGCAAGATTTGATTCAGCTGTGGCAATAAAAGCCGCAGTTTTTTCGGCAGCTTTTGCATTTAACTCTTGAACCCTTAAGCGCTGTCGCTCAATTTTTTCAGCGGACGTTTGACGCGATTTGGCATCACGTAAATATCTATCAGCTTCTGCGCCAAGTTTTTGTGCAAGTTGAAAGTTTTGCTGCTGCGTAGCATTAAACGCTTCCTCGAGTCTGTTTCTAATTTGAAGTTTATCGTTTTGAGATATTGCCGCAGCATCTAAATTGACACTAATTCTTTCTAATTTCCTATTAGCTGCAAGTAAATCATCCGCCGCCTTTTGCCGCTGAATATATTCTTTTGGGCTTCCAAGCTCCGTAGACGGACCAGCGGGTTTTGCAAGCTCTGGCGCTTTCTGAGTTGGCCGCTGGAGTGCTTTAAGCCTCTTGTCGGCCTCAGTCATCATGTCAAGCAACTGAGAGCGCCCTGGTGCATTACCGCTCATTAGCTCATAGATTTGCTCAAGTTGAGAACGATATGCCTCAAGCGATGCAATGCTATTTGCGCTAAATGCTATTTTTTGCTGACGCGCAAGTTCTTCAAGCCCATAATTAACACGAACAGGCTCTTTGTTCCTGCTAACTAAAACCTGAGTTGAGTAAAACTCTTTTAATACTTTCAGTCGCTCAAGATCTGCAGTTGCAGCTCTACGGGAAAGCCTTTCCGATGCAATAGTTGCATCTTTAAATAACTGCCCACTGACTTTTGCGTTTTCAGCTACAAGTTTATATGCCGCTGCCTTGTCTTTAAGACCAGCAATAGTTGACATATTAATTGTATTAAGCTTAAGCTGCTCACTAGCAAGATTAGATATTTGATTGGCTATTTCCTTAACAGCTTTAGATGCTCTGCCATCATCAATGGAAATTGGATCCTTATTTATTCTATTTAAAATACCCTGTACGCGATTTAATTTCGCTTCTAGATTATTAAGCTGTTGAGCGTTGACATTTACGTTGACATTTGCGCTAATGCCAGCCATCGCTACAAAGCCCTACTGTTCTAGGAGTCTAGCCAGACAGGAAAAAGCCGCTGCGTTAACAGCGGCTTAGCGCCTTCCGGCGTTTTTCTTTGCATTATCTATCATCTTGTCGTGCTGTCTCTTTTTGATTGCATAATATGCAGACCAGAGAGACATTTCTTCATCTGTAACTTTGCTCTTTAATTCGTTGAGCGTACAGTGAAGTGCTTCGGCAAGAGATAGTTGAAAGAAAAGTCGTCCGTCAGATTCAAGCTCTTTTTCAATCGCTTTTCGTATCGGGCTCGACATCCTCCGAGCCGCGAGGCTTCAGAACACACAGAATCATTTTCTGAAGATCTTCGTCTTCAACTTCGCGCTTCAGAACGGGAATATCACCCGGCTTAAACAGCTTTTCGCCATTCTCATCAAGAGCTTTGGCGATTAAAAGCTGCATTGCAAAATCATTTGCGCTGTCAGATTTTGCATCTTTTTGCGCTTTCTCGCGCTCAATTGCAGTCAGCGGAGTAGCGTAAAAAGTAAACTCACTGCCATCAACAAGAGTAATCTCCTGTTTAATTGGTTCAAAATTAGCAGCTTTGCGCAGACGGTCGATTGCCCTAATCGTCATTGCGGGGGATGGTGCGGCGCTCATAAAAAGAAAGCGTTCAGAGCAAACTCTACATCATGGAAGCAAAAATGCCAAGACAGAATTCGCCCTATCGAGTTATTTCCTCCCAGTCCATTGCACCGTAAGCAGTCGTAGTGTTTGTATTACAAGACATCGTAATTGCTAAAACAGATGGGGTTGAAGTAAAGTTGTTCCTTTCTAGTTGAAGCGAAAACAGGGTTTGCTTAATAATATTTGCAATTGGAGTTGACTGGTTGGAGGAAATAAAATAACCGGATGACGCTATATTGCCACCGGAAACAGCACTGCCGCTAATATTATATTCGGCAGAAGAGTTGGCGTCGGTTGTATCCCACGAGCCACCGGTAACTGTTGCATCAGTAAGAACTTGCCATCTATAAATTAATCCATTTCCAGTTCCAACAACAGACGCGGAAGTTGGAACAACAATGGAGTCAAGTTTCGCTGATTTAAGCCTGAGCGCAATAATTGGATAATAGGTACCAGAAGTCGTCATCGAATACGGCACCCCTATTGCGGTACCAGCAGACCTATGCTTGCCGCGCATTTCATATCC